CCAGGGTTTCGGCCTGGTCAATGATCAGGCGCACGTGCTTGAGGATGTACGCCCAGGCCTGCTCTCCCTCCCTGGCCTGGGTATCGGCCGCGATCTCGGCGTAGGTCGGCGCTGGCAGACCTCCCTCGGAGAACTGGGCCGGCGGCGTTACCTCGGTGTCGGCAGGGCCACCGACCTGGGGAGCCAGGTCACCAGACTTATAACCGTAGGCGCGTTCAAAGTAGCTGTTGGTGAACCTGGCGCCGGACTCGGATACCGACTTGTCGCGGTCGGCCTGCAGCTTGTCCTGGGACTCCTGGTCCCACATCGACCACACCGGCCGCTCGGCGCCGCTCCAGTTCAGCTCCACCGTCCAGCGGATCAGCTCGTTGAAGGTCTCGGCCACGATGCCGGCGTCTCCATCCCGAATATCGTCGGCCACTTCCAGGCCGGCCGTGGCGCTGGCCCGGTTGGAGTTGGCCTCCACCGTCTGGTTGGTGCCGGTCAGGGCAATGCTCACCTCGGAGCGGCAGTACATGACCAGGCGCTCGTACAGATCGGCGCTGGCGGACTTGCCGGCCGCCTCGAGGATTTCCACCGAGGAATCGTCCGGGATCACGGCCACCGCATCCTGGATCATGGCTTCCAGGTTGTCGGCCAGCTGGTCCTTTTCGCTCTGTTGCGTTCCGCGCGGGGTTTTGCCGACCGCCCAGGGCGTACCGTACTTCTCGGCGAAGTTGAGCCAGAACTTCACCCCGCCCTTCTTGAAGACGATGGGCCAGAAGCACATGGACAGGTCGGGGAAGCCGTAGGGGTTGGCATAGGTGGGCTCCTGGCGGGCCACCAGGAACTTCATGGGCGGCAGCTCTTCACCATTGACCGGATTGGAGCGGCTCTTGAACCGCAGCTTGTTGTTGTCGTCGTAGCCGAACCACTCGGCCGGCTTGGACTCCACATTGACGGGGACCACCAGCCCCCCGACCTTTCCCCAGGAAACCTCCAGGGGCTGGTAGCCATAGAGGACGGCATCGAGAATCTCGCCGATGATGCGCTCCAGCTGCAGGTCGGCGAAGATGGCTTCGATGTTCTTGGCCACCCGATTCTTGGCCTTCTCCCGATCCAGGCCCCACTCCAGTGCCTTTACGGCCGCCTTGCGGCGACGGACGCAGCCGCCGACGTGGGCATCGGAACGCAGCTCACGGTAGACGCGCAAGTCCTGGCCCCTGGCCTTGAGTATCGGGTCCGGGTTGGGGAGCAGCGTTCCCAGGCTGAAGAAGTCCGTGCTGCGGCCCCGGGTTGCGATCTGCTCGGACAGACTCGCCGCCTTGCCGGCCTCGGAGAACCTGACGAATTGATGCTCGTTGATGTAGATGCCTTGGGCCATGGTCAGTACCTGTCTGCAATGCCGCCCCGGGTATTACGGGGGCGAGAAACCACCGACACGGGGCCGGATGCGACCTCCAGGGTGGCGAAGTTGGCCAGGGCGCCGGCTCCGGCAAAGTCGCCGTGCCGGTACAGCTCCGGGTCTTTGAGGTCTTGGGAGCGGGCCTTGACGATCATGGGGATGCCATCGACGGTCTCGATGGCGCGGATGTCCTGCTGCAGGGAATCGTCTTTTGGCAGGCTGATGGTGCCGTCCTCGAATAGCTGGACAAACTTTGGCATCCAGGCGCCGTACCAGTTTCGGCTGATCTTGACCTGCTCGATGCGGTTGCGGCCGAATTCATCGGCGGTGTCTTCTGCCAGGGTTTCGCCGTTACCGGACGCATCCAGGGCGGCACCGGCAAAGCGGGGAAGGCTGCGGATGATGAAGAAGAGAACCAGCTTCTGCTGCCGGGCCGGCACCTTGTGCATTTCCACCACGAAGGGGACGTCCCGTCGCCTTGCCTGATCCACTCCCATGGGGCAGATGATGGAGAAGTCCCGGTGGCGGGCGTAGTCCATGCCCAGGAAGTGGCGCATGGCCGGGTCTAGCTTGGCGACGACCGGCGCCAGGTGGATGTTGATCCATTCCTCGACATAGGCGTCGCGGCGATAGACCGGCTGCTGGGTAAAGTCGTCATCCAGGGCGAGGCGCAGGACGGGCCGGCCCGGCACCATGGCGTCCTCGATCCAGACGCCGGGGATGCACACACCGTTACCGTCCCGGGGGATGGCGTCCAGCTCCTCGCGCATCTGGGCCTTGCGGGGACCGTAGGCGTTTCGGATTTTCTTGTACCAGCGCTCCTTGCCTTCAGGCGTGGGCGTCTCGCCGCTCATAAAGCACACGCGCTCGTAGAGGCCATTGGCCACGGCATCGTCAAAGGTGGCCTTATAGACCACGGCATCGTCGCCGTAGCGCCCTTCCCGGATATCGGTCGCCATCCCGTTGAAGGGATTGCTCTTGCCGTTGTGGCTGCTGATGATGACGATGCGGCCGCCCCAGATCAGGAGGGCGGTGGCCGCATCAAGGACGGTGGCGACGTCACGGTGGAAGGCCGCCTCATCGATGATGACCTTGCCCTGCAGGCCCCGGATGTTGGCCGGGTTACTGGATAGCGCCACGATCTTGAAGCCACTGGCGAAGCGGATGCGGTAGGCGTTGATCTGGCGCGTGTTGCCGTGTTCGTCCTGGTCGTCGAACAGGAACTCTTCAATTTCGCTGACGCCGGAAGCCTGGGCCTCGGCGATGACCCGGGAGAACTTGGCGCAGTAACCGATGAACTCCAGGCCCTTCTCTTTGGTGTCGCCGATGTAGAAGACGTCCATCCCCCCGGCGCTCTTGCGAGAGGCGGCCGTGATGACGGAGTCCAGGGCTTCGGCGAAGGTGATGCCGGTTCGGCGGCCTTTCTCGCACAGCTTGATCTGGGCCTGAATCCCCAGCCATTCGGCCTGGTGAGCCATCAAGATGCCGGCGGTCAGGGGGTTCAGGCTTGAGGGAATCTGGCGTACAGACTCCGGCAGCTCGTCCCACTCGACGACGCGCAAGGTGCTGGAGGATGGCTTGAGAGCCATCATTGAACCCCGAGGAATTTCTTACGCCAGAACATGACCTGCTCTTCATTCATGCCGCCAGCCTTAAAGCTGGCCTCCAGCTCCTGAGCCTGCTCATTCAGCAGTTCCTGACGGATGGCCTGACGCACGTCCGCCTGGTACTTCTTCAGATTCACGCTGGCCCGGGAGAGCGTGGCGATGTTCTTGGCCGCCGTGGAGAGCAGCTTGACCCGCTGCTCCGGCTTGATGGACGCATCGGTGGCCTCCTGCAGGTTCACCAGGGTCTCGAACAGCTCGGTCTGGACCAGGGCGATCACGGCCTCGGAGCGGGCGTCCTGGTCATCGGCCGCGCCTTCGGTCAGCATGCGGGCGGCTTCGGTACTGGCCTTGATGGCCGCCAGACGGCGTTCCAACGGCTTGCCGTAACGCTGGATGGCGCTTTTGCTGATCTGGAATCCCCGCTCCCGTAATTCCTCTTCCAAGGCCAGGTACTGGGAGAAGTTCTTTTCCATCAGGGCCGACACCAGCCAGGCCTTCACCTCCGGCGGCAGGGCTTCGACGCTGCTGCGCTTGGCCATGTCAGCCCCAGTACTTCTCGGGCCGGGCAATCCCGGGCTCGACATCCACGGTGTACTCGGCCACGTCGGTGCCGGTGCGGGTGAGGTCTGCCCACCAGCGGCCGGATGGTTCCTTGCGCAGTTTCACCAGCTCCCGATCCTCCAGGTAGTCGAGCTGCTGGCGGACTTCCAGGGGCGTCACATCTGGATAGATGGCCTGCATGGTCATCAGGACCACGTCTTCACACACCGGCTCCGGCCGGGCGTTGTAGAGGGCAAGGATCAGGTACCAGCGCAGGCCCTCGCGTCGCACTTTGGCTTGATCAATGTTCATTGCATGGCTCCCTTGCGCTGGGCCTGGTGAATGGCATCCAGCTTGGCTTCGATGATGGTTTGGTTGCGGACGTAATCCTCTCGCCGGACATACGTGGTCGGCAGCTCGGCCTTCAGTTCCAGTACCTCGCGTTCAACACGGCGCCATTCCTTCCCCTCTTCCTTGAACGTCTTTTCCAGGTCGGTGAATCTGGTATCCCAGTGCCCCATGCCTTCAACACGGGCCTTTTCCTGGGTGGCAAAGCGTTCATCCAGCAGGGTCTTCTGGGCTGTATGCCGCTCATCCAGCCGTTTGTTGAATTGCCAGAGAAGTACTTTGCCGAAGGTGTAGAGCAGCCCCAGGAAGGAGATGGTCACGTAAATGAGGTGCCACAGTTCAAACTGGATGGGCATGGTCTTTCTCAGTAGTGGTGTCGGTTCAGCGCATCGTCCAGCTCGGCCTGGCAATGCACACAGGTCTGGCAGCCGGGGGATGCCTCCCGGCGTTCCTGGGGAATCGGGTCATGGCAGACGGCGCAGCGCTTGGCAGAGGGAGTGGCGGCCTGGGCTTCCATCATCTGGTGGTGGGCCTGCCAGGCAGCCTGCCGCTCGGCCTGCTCCAGTTCGCTGGCCTGATCGAAGGCGCGCTTACTCATCACCCCGGAGTTCCTTGTTGGTCTTCTCGATCCACTCCACCAGTCCCTTCAGCCGCTCCCTGGCCAGGTGATACAGGCCCGCCGAGATCACGTGGTTCTCCACCAGGTCGTCCAGGTGGTTGCTGGCCGGCTCCGGTAGCCGCTCCGGCGGTAACGTCGTCAGGCTGGCCGGCGGGATCAGCCGGGGCGCCATGGTTGGCTGACCGCCAGCGGCGCATGCCGTCAGCGTCAAGGCGACAATCAGGAGGGGAAGGATTCTCTTTGACATGGGCGCGGCCCTCGGTGACCAGGCGC